AACACTACAACCAGGACCGGGCTCAGGATGAGCCGAACGAACACCTGACGCTCGACGGCCACACCTTCGGCATGGACGGGGATTACGACGGGCCGGGGCCGAGTCACCACCTTGGCAACAACCAGTGTCACGAGGACTAGCGCTCGCATCGGTGGCGATGTCGGTGTGAGACATGTACCGAAAGAGCTTGTTCGACTGGCCACCCGAGTTTGTTAATCCGGTCGGATAGGCGGTAGCGAGGGATGCCTAGGTCCTTTGCCCAGTCTGTAAGGCACTGAGTTTTGCCATTGAAGGTAATGAGATGATTACGGCGACTATTACGAGCTTGTTCCGTCGATGTGGCCCAGCGGCAGTTGCCGGGCTCATAGGAGCCATCTTTATTTGGATAGCGGTCGATGGAATGGCGTCTTGTGGGAGGCTCGCCCATGTCGGCAAGGAAGTTGATGAAGCCCCCATTGCCAATCCAGCGTTCACAGACTCTGATGCCTCGTCCTCCCCAAATGTGGTATTGCCGCAGGCGAGGGTTCGTGCATCGCTGAATCATCATGCGCCAGATGTTATAGACGCGACGGCGTTTGCCGGGGTGTGTGCTGGCGTATCCATGCCGGCTGTAAGTTGTGGCCATGCGGTAATTGTATGACAGCAACTAGCCTCGGCATCTGGGTCGTCGAGGTCTGGAAACGGGCCGAATTCTTGGCTCGCACGGTGTTCGACGATGAGACGCTGGCCAAGAACTATGCCAGCAACGCAGCCATGCGAGGCTGTCAAGCTTACTGGTGGAAGTTGGACTGATGGAAAGTTCACTCTCAGCCGCGTATGTCGATCTCCAAGGGGACGTGTCGTTCTTCCTTGGCTATGGTCGCGGTCCCACCAACGCGGCCGGGCAACCAACCGGCGATCCTACCCTCACCACCCAGCAGCAGCAGTCGGTTGACCGCTGCGTCAAGGGCGGGCTGCGGCGCTTCTACTTCTGCGGCTACGACTGGTCCTTCCTGAAGCCGACCGCCACGGTGGACCTTCCTGTCAACGCTCAAACGATTCCCCTGCCTGACGACTTCGGAGGCTTCGAGGGGCAGCTTTCCCTGTTCTCGACGGTATCACAAATCTGGTGGCCGATTGACCTCATCAGCGAGGGCAAGATCCGCCAGATGTACTCGGCCATCTCCGGGGCCAGCGGTCGGCCTCTGTTCGCTTCCCTGCAGCCGCTCAAGGGGACCGGGCCGACCCAGGGGCAGCGCTGGCAACTGTTCATGTTCCCCCAGGCCGACGCCGATTACACGCTCCAGTTCCAGTATTACATCCTGCCCGATTACCTCTCGGGCGCGTTCCCCTATGCCTACGGCGGAGCGCAGCATTCCGAGACGCTGCTGGCGGCCTGCAAGGCAGTGGCCGAACTGGAACTCGACGACATGATGGGGCCGCAGGAGCAGAACTGGCAGACGATGCTGGCAAAGTCCATGGACATCGACCGCCGCAGCAAGCCGCAGAACCTCGGCTACAACCGCGACCAGTCGGATTGGCACCACCGGGGCCCGTGGCGGCCTGACCTGCACGGCTACAGCCCGATTCACATTAACGGAGTGCTCTACTAATGAACGCACGCGCATTACGGCGGTTTGAATTGGCGCTGCCGAACGACCCCTACATCATCAACACCACGACATTCCAACTCGCCAGTGACCAACACGAATGGCGGACTGGGCGCATCGACGTGGCCACGACAACGATCACCTTGCCGAAAGCGAACGGCTCCGGTGCAGAAATCTGGCTGGCGACGGGCATTATCGCGGTCAGCCAGGTTATCCAAACCAGCGGCTCGGACAAGCTTGTTGGCGTAATCGACATCGGCGCCACGGCCAGCACCAACAAGAACGTGTTTGCCGGAGCTGGTACGGCGGTCAAGGTGACCCTGAACGGATCGACGCAGGGAGGGGCCGAAATCGGAGATCAGTTGTTCTTCACCGATTTGAAGGCGGCAGTCTGGATGGTCACCGGCTGGCTGCTCGGCTCGGGTTCCATCGTGACGCCGTTCAGTTGAGATCGGCTATGTCACGTTACCGAAAAGCGAGGAAGCAGGTTATGGCACAAGAGAATGGACAGGAGCACATGCCGGGAGTGCAGGTGCTTTGGGACGAGAAGACGCAAAACGTCGTCTTGCGATTTGACCCCAAGGAGTTTCGCTCCTGGCCGTTCATGATCGCCGTTCTTGAAATGGCCTCCAAGGAAGCCGACAAGCAATGGCGGCTGTCCCAGATGAACGCTCTTGTGCAGCAACAGCAGGAGGCGCAGCAGGCCCAGGCGATGGTGCAGAAACTTCAGTTGGGCAAAGGATAGCCAGCGAAACGTGCCCCTCATCTCCGTCCTAGAGCTTCGTTCACAACCTGCGCGAGGCCGGAACTTGGGGATGAGGGGCTTCCTTTTACAAGGAGTCGGCCGTGCAGATTGACACCCGCTCCATGCCGTTCCAGATCGGCAACCCTGGGGGCAACTCCACGGCCGGTTCCATCGTTGAGCCTCTTCCGCAGTTGGCCGTCCCCGGCACCACGACGACAAGCGGCGTCACCACGGCGGGCGACGGCATCATTGCCATGGCCGAGCAGATCAGCCAGGGCGGCTTCGGCGCCATGACGTCGAACTCGCTCATGCTGATCCCCTACGGTGCCGGCTCCTCAACGCAGACCTATACGCTGAAGTGCTACGGCTGGCGGCGGACGATTCCGATGGGCGGCGTCACGGCCGGTATCTGGGTTCCGTTCCTGCTGGCTTCCTTCACGGTGACGCTCGGGACGGCTCCTGGGCTCGCGGGCACGGATGTCAATGCGAGCCAATTATTCAACACGACCCTCGCGCTGGTAGCTGGAAACGCCAATGTGTCCAACGAGATTGTCAGCCCCGGCTCGAACGTGATCGGCCACATCATTCTGGATTGCAAGGGAGTGCAGTACGTCGAGACGCGGTATGCGATGGTGTCGGCTACTTCGGGCAACTGCCTGGTGGCCAAGCTATGAGGTGAACCATGCCGCTGCGACGTGAGGAGTTTGATCTGTCGAGCGCCGTCGGACGCATTTCAAGCCGAGATGTTGCCGAGGTGGCCGATCCGACTCTGGGCGTCTTGTGGAACAACCTGAGCGTGAACTGGGAAGCGTGGACTCTGGGATGGGGTAACTAACCGAGTTTGGAGTGACAGGGCACGCATACCGGCACAACATCAAGAACGTGTTCTTCGGAGTAACCTTTGTGGTGATGGTAATGCCTGGCTTGATTCCCGCATTTGACGCAGCGCTGAGTGCGTGCCTTCGGCATGCGCCCTTCACGGACTTCTCGCCAAATAGCAACGCGAGCCCGCTTAACCTCTGGAGCCAGGCGCATTCGTCGGCGCCGCTGGGAGGCTTTGCCTTTCGCTGTCTTCGACCATCGCTGCCCTCTTGCCGCGTTGAGGGCTTGTGCCTGAGGCGATTGCATGTAAATAATGTGCAACTCTTTGTGGCATTTCCTGCATTCGCGGGCGTACCCATCTCGTGTTGCGCGGTTCCGCGAGAACTCGGCAATAGGCTTGGTGAGCTTGCAGCGATAACAGCGTTTGGTTACAAGGCTATGAGCCATGGCGGGAACCTCCCTCAAAGGTTTGCGCTAGGGTCAGGGTCGAGCGAAGCCTGGCAGCTTCGTTCGGCCCGCATTGTAACCTCCGCCAGAAGGAGGGTGCAATGGCAGGATTGACTGGCCTGTTGCCCAAAAACACATACCAGGATTTGATCCAACTCAACAACGGTGGAACGGGCGTGCCCGCCACGCTCCAACGGCTCCAGGATGGGCTCGGCAACAACACGGGCATGGCCCTGTCCACCACCCAGATCGGAATTGCGGGGACAGATGTAGGAATCAAGCGGCTCGCCGCTCTTGTCGCCGCCATGACGGACGGCGGCGGAACAAACCTCGGTTGGCTTCAAGAAGCCGGCTATGCGGCGCTGGCGGCTCCCTTTACCCGAGCGCTCGCAACCTTGGCCGTGACAAATCTTTCGATCCCCGTCATTGCCGGCCGCAGCTACCAGATCAGCGGCGTCTTGCAGGTTTCTAACTCGACGGCGACCGAAGGTTCTCAATTCGACTTCGCGGGCGGGAGCTGTTCGGCCACGACCTTCTTCATGGCCTTCAACAATGTCGGCGCTGTTGTTGCCGGCACCGTGACTTCGACGACACTCGCTGGGGTGCTGAATTACACGACCAACACCGGCACGGATTACATCATGTTGGCCGGCTACCTGAAGGCGAATCTGGGCGGCACCTTCATCTTGAGAGCTGCGGAAAACACAACTGCGGTAGGTACCTTGACGATTGGTGCCGGCAGTTGGCTCGCCTTAACCGATACCCCGACACTGTAATGGCCGAGAAGATCGACATAGCCCTGTGGCATCAATGCACGGCTTCGCTCCCAAAGCAGCCGGTTCCCCCGCACGCCATGCCCTTCCGCTGCCGGGATGTGGACGGCAACCGCGTCTTTCTGGTGGACGGTGGCGACATCATGATTCGCCCTGACAAGCCAGCAGACGACGAGCATCCGCACATGGACTTTACTCAGGGCGCAAACGACATGGAGGCTGCCTGGGTAGGGCGTGAGTTCGGCAAAAAGGTTCTGCTTGTGGATGCGACGATCATTCCGCGAAACCGGCCCTTCAACCTCTACCACGAAGCTTACGAACGCCGGCTGATGGCTCAGGGCATGTCGTACAACCGCGCCCACCTTCGCGCCAACGCGCACGAGCGCATGCTGCGGATCACCGTGAAGGGAGGGCAACGTGCCACCCAGCGCACCGCCTGACCAATATGCCGACTTCCTCTTCCCGGTGAACGGCCTCGACCTCTACCAGTCGTTCATGAACCAGCGGCCGGGGACAACGCCGGTCGGCCTCAACGTCCGCGCTTACGAGCCCGGCACACAGCGAGCAAGGGGAGGCGCGCGCCCCGGTCTGACGAAGTGGATACCTCCACAGCTTCCCAGCGGGGCGCACGTTATCCAGCACCTGAATTACATCGTTGATCCGACGCCGAATGCTCTCGACGACCAGGACTCGACGGACACAACCGCCGTCAACGACCCGACGACAAACCCGCCCGGCTCGGACCCCAACAATCCGAACGATCACACCGTGCGCATCCGGCCGCCGCGGAAGATCCGCAAGGGCGGCACAGGAAGCCGACCAAACCGCAACCGGCAGCCAAAGCACGCCGGCATCAAATTGGTTCAGGCAAAGTTCGGTGGCTTGGGGACAGCCGTGTTCACGGCTCCAGTCCACATCGGTAACCTCATCGTTGTCGAGGTTATCAACGTCACGACCCTGGCCCTGGGGCAGACGGTCTCTGTCACCGACGATGGAGGCAACCATTACACTCAGGCGGGCGGGTACGTTCGGCTCAATGGCAGCATCGACCCCGGCATCTCGGGCGAGATCAGCATGTCGTTCTGGTATACGATCTCCAGCTCGACGGGGCCGCAGACAATCACCGCGACCGGCACAAACAACGTCCTCCCCATCAGCATTTCGGAGTTCTCAGGGGTGGACCCGGTGAGCACGCTGGACCAGTTTTCAGCCGGCTTCATTACCCCATCGGCGATCAACGCGGGGCCGTTCACGATGCAGAGCGGCAACGTGGGCCTCACGGCTGCGGGAGGCCTCGTCGTAGCTGCCTTCTGCACGCGGGATAGTTTCGTTGCTTGCAGCCCGTTCTCGGCGATGGGTGGGTATTCGACGCTGAGCCAGCCGGGAGGGTTGCACCAGGATTACGCCGAGTATCTGATCGGGCCGCCGATTGGGAACCAGGCACCGCAGGCGCAGGCGACGGGCGCCTTCCAGACGTTCCAGCTTGGCCTGGCGATTTCGTTCAAGGCGTTATGACATGGAAAATGATGAAGGAATCCTGATCTTTGCTGGCGACGGTGAGATTTGGATTTTCTACGACGATGGACGTGTCGAGGTAATTGATGCCAACGGTCCAAGCGAGAGCCAGTGACCAGTATGTCGAACTCGGCTTCCCGCTAGCCGGCATCGACCTGTCGCAGCCGTTCACGAAGCAGGCGCCCCGGCAGATGCCCAACGGCATCTGGGGCCGAACCACGCCGGCCGGGCAGAACGTGAGGGGCTTCGACTTCGGTTCACAAAGGTTACGCGGTGGGTGCCGGCCGGGATTGAGTAAGTATCTGCCGGTGACGCCGATTGACGGCTGGCTCTTGCAGGAGCTGGCCGTCATTGTGGGAAGCGGCTACAAGCCGCCAGGAGCGCCAGTGCAGTTAGCACCGTCAGGAAGAGTGGTAACCTTGGTCGTGGTCAGTCAGGGCCGCGTCTTCTACGCGAATGCCGGCGACCAGACCTGGACCGAGGCCACGAACAACACCGGCCTGACGCCGCCGCTCATCTTCTCTGGGGTTGTGTACTCGGCTCCGAACAATCAGCGGCTATGGTTCGCGGACGGAACGAACTGGTGCTACTTCGACCCGTCGAATGGCAGCGTCAACGCCTGGACGCCGAGTGCGGGGCAGCTCCCGGTAGACAATCTCAACAACACGCCGCGGCTCATTGCTCTGTGGCGTGGGCGCATTGTGCTGAGCGGCCTCCTGAACGACCCGCAGAACTGGTTTATGTCGAAGGTGAACGACCCGAGCAACTTCGATTACTCGCCGCTCTCGACGACGCCGCAAGACGCCATCGCCGGCAACAACGCTCCCATGGGGCTGATCGGCGACGTGGTGACCTCGATCGTACCCTACAATGACGACGTGTTGATCTGGGGTGGCGATCACACGATCTACCAGATGAGCGGCGACCCCCAGGCGGGCGGGCAACTGGACCTCGTGAGTGACGCCATCGGCTTCGCTTACGGCATCCCCTGGTGCAAGGACCCGTATGGAAATTTGTATTTCGTCTCCAACAAGACCGGTATTTACAGCTTTCTGCCTGGCCAACAGCCTCAGCGAATCAGCCAACCGATCGAACAACTTCTTCTCAATATCGACACGGGTGCGAATCAGTTTCGACTGCTTTGGAACGACCGTTACCAAGGATTTCATGTGTTCGTCGGGCCATTGGCAGCGCCTGCCGTCTCGACTCACTTTTTCTATGAGCAGCGCACTGGAGCGTGGTGGACAGATCAGTTTGGAAACACCAACCTCGACCCGCTCGCCTGCTGCACCTTCGATGGAAACACGCCTGGCGACCGGCACCCGCTGATCGGCTCCTGGGACGGCTATGTCCGCAACATCAACCCCACGGCCATAGACGACGACGGGACGCCGATCTCCTCCTCTGTGACCCTGGGGCCGATCTTGACCGGCGACCTTGATGAGATGCTCCTGAAGGACCTGCAGGCCGTGCTCGGCACGACCAGCGGCCAGGTAACATTCAATGTGTTCGTCGGAGCCACGCCGGAGTTGGCTCTGGCGACGACGCCGGTAGCCTTCGGCACCTGGAAGGCGGCGCGGAACTTCACGAATCAGGTGCGGCGCTCGGGGCATGCGGTTTATGTGAACATCTCGTCCAATGTGCAATGGGCGATGGAGTCGATCCGGGCCAGGATTGCGGCCCAGGGCAAAGTTCGTCGGAGGGGAGCATGAGCCAACTAGGCGGAGCCTATTACAGTCCGATTCAGGGCAACCTGCCCTTTGCCCCAGGCGGCAACCCCGTCCTCGGTGCCGCGCAACTCGGCGCCGGCCTCGGACTCCCTGCCGGTGCCGTGCAGGGCCTCGATACCCTCGCCGGTCAGTACGGCCAGAGCTACCAGGCCGCGCTCCAGCAGAACCAGGCGATGTACAACAACATCCTCGGCGGCTACCAGCAGCTCATGGGCAACCAACAAGCCGCACAGCAACCGATCATCCAGGGCTACGCGAACCTGAAGACCGAAGTGCTCGGCGACATCAAGGGCATCGACGCCAGTGAGAAGCAGGCGATCATGGATGCTTACGCGCAGCAGTCGGGCGGAGCTCAGCAGTCGCTCATCAACCGCGGCCTCGGCAACGCGACCATCAGCGACTCCGTGCAACGCGGCCTCGGCCTCGACCAGCAGAAGGCCCAGATTGCCCTTCAGAACCAGATGGCGCAGTTGACAGCCGGCTACGCCTCGAACCTCGGCCAGGCCGGCTTGAATTACCAGAACCAGGCGAACATGCAGAACACGGCTCTGGGGCAGAGCCAACTCAACTTCATGAACTCCGTACAAGCCGGCTACCCTGATCCGAACGCCTACAACGCACTCTTCGGCCAGGCGGGGCAGATGAACCAAGCGCAGCAGAGCCTCGCCCTGCAGAGAGCCTTAATGCAGGGTCGCA